CTGGTTGGAGAAAAATAGCAATGTATGGATTGAATGAATATTCTGATGATTTCTACGCTACAATTGTATATGATAGTAATAATACAGGATTTTATTCAGACCCTAATAACACATCTCAATTTAGTAGAGTTACCGTAAATGATGAAATCATCGCTAGAAGTGGTTGTGGTAGAATTTACTTACCTGGAAATTTACACATAGATTCATATTGTGGATATTCAATCTATATGAACTATTATACCGGACAATGGATGAGATATTTCGGACCATCGGAGTATTATGGAAACGGTATTTATGGTGTTGGTGAAATTTATTCTAACATTTTTTATGATAGAAACGATTCTTCATATAGAGTAGACCCGAATGGCACAACGCAACTTCACTATGTATTGGCAAACAACTGGTTTAGACCACAAGGTTGTACTGGTGTATATTGGGAATCATATGGTAGAGGTATCTGGTCACCAGAGTGTGAGGGTAATCCTTATGGGCATATTGCAACTTATGGTGGTGGTAGAAACGGATGGTATGGATATGGTGTAGGTAGTAGATATACTCTAATGAGTACGCTGGGTGATAATATCGGTCTACATGATTCGGCTAGAGGTTGGATTTGGTATATGAGTGGTGCTGAATTGAATATGTACTATGCCGGTTCAAGAAGAATGGTAACAACCGGATGGGGTGTATATGTAGACCAATACCTAGAAGCAGGTGGTTCATTGAGAGCACCTATATTTTATGATAACCAAGATACTGGATACTATTTAGACCCACACAATACCGATAACCAAAGGTTTAAGAATTAGAGGTGGTACACTTCACGGACCTAACTGGTGGTGGGGAGCTTATTTAAGAGTTGGTGCTAACAACCATATAGGTGATTGGGCACAAATGTTCACATCAAACGGTAACTTACACATTGATGCTAGACCAGGATATCCAATGTATCTTAACTGGCATACCGGTAATACTGTTTTAGTAAACTCTGATATACAGGCAAGAATTTACTATGATTTAGATGATACTGGATACTATTTTGGTTCTAGTTCTGGTGATGGTAGATTTAGATATACAAATACCAATGGTGGATTCTCTCAATCAAATAACCAATTCCAATTCAATGTAAACAGAGGTTATTATATGAACGATACTGCCAACTTACAGGCATATTCGGAAGGTAATAACTCTGCATTCTTATCTTGGCATAAGACCGGTGTATTTGCAACTAATATGGGACTGGATGGTGATAACTGGATTCGTATTGGTGGTTGGTCAATGTCAAATAACAGATGGCAGTTAAACGCTAGTGGTGATATGTATGCAGCTGGTAACGTTGTTGCATATTCATCAGACGAAAGATTAAAAGAAAATATTACTACAATTAGTGATGCATTAGGTATGTTGAAACAATTGAGAGGTGTTTATTTTGATTGGAAAGAAATGGTTGATTCGTTAGGGTTTAATCCAATTGATAGACATGATATTGGAGTAATTGCACAAGAAGTAGAAAAGGTGATACCACAAGCGATTAAACCGGCACCATTTGATGCGTTAGGAGAGGGTAAATCTATAAGTGGACAACACTATAAGACAGTTCAATTAGAAAAGATTGTTCCTGTATTGATACAATCTGTTAAAGAGCAACAAGAAATTATAGAAAATCAAAATAAACAAATTGAAGAACTAAAAACAATAGTTTATAAAATTTTAAATAAAAACTTAAATTGGTTACTTTTTTTAAAAACACATATATTTATAGATAAAATAGTAAGCTATGGGATATACACAAAGTTGGTCATTAAAAGGCCTAAGAAAACAAAATCACGAAGGTCTTGAAGGAGTTATCATTGGAACTAACTGGGAAGTGGTAGTTACCGATGATGACGGATATAGTGCAAAATTTACTGGAGCAACTCCATTTAAAGCAGCGGACGTTAATGTAAGTACTTTTACGGCATATAATGAATTGACAGAAGAGCAAGTATTAGGATGGATAAAAAATCACGTTAGTGGTTCAAATACAACAACAAATTATTGGGACCATATAATTGGTAGAATCCAAAAAGATATAGACGGTCAACGAAATGTTGTACAAATCGTTAATGAAACTGAATTACCTTGGTATTCAGGTTCATTGTCTGGTTCAGTAACTCCAGACCCATTATCTGGTCAAGCATTATACGCAGCTCAAGCAGCTCAATAGATTAATTTAAAAATAGTATATACCCAAAACACTTTAACTAATAAAATTGTGTTTTGGGTATTTTCATTATATTTATATGTGTATTGTTATACAAAAAAATAATACCAACAATCAAAATCAAATCGGAGAAAATAAAATGGCAGAAAGAATTGTATCACCTGGTGTATTCACAAGAGAAAATGACCTGTCCTTCTTAGCACAGGGAGTAGGTGAAATTGGTGGCGCATTTATAGGACCTTTCAAACAAGGACCTGTATATGTACCAACTGTAGTAAGAACTCAATCAGAGTTTGAAACTATTTTTGGAACACCTGATGGAACTTATTATACTGAATACGCAGTACAAAATTATTTAAGAGAAGCGGGTTCAGCAACAATCGTAAGAGTTGGTGGAATCGGTGGTTATTTCCAAACAGCACCGATTGCAATTAAAGCATCTGGTTCATTTGGAGAAAAAATCGTTGCAACTCTACATTCAACAAGAGTTGGAGATGAGACTGTGGGTTTCCCAAGTTCAGTTCTAACAAATGATGGTAGAGCGGCGTTTTCTGGTTCTTTCTTACTATCTGGCTCTGGTATTGGTTTGGTTTCTGCATCTGTATTACCATCATCTCAAAATGATATTAGAGATGTATTTGGTGAATCTGCATTTGGTTCTAAACATGCATATTCATACACTTATTTTGAAAATGTAGCAAGTGAATATGATACCGATGGTGGTGGTGCACAAGGTGTTGTAATTAGTGTAGTACAATTGCCAACACAAGATTTTACTAACGATGCAACTGTAGCATCTACTCCTTGGATTGTATCACAAAAAGATAATAACGATATAAGATATGACCTTTTCCGTTTCCATACAATTGGACATGGTAATGTTTATAATAAGAAATACAAAATTGGTATTTCAAACGTAAGAGCGGCTGGTGAAGATGGTTCAACTGATTATGCTGTATTCTCTGTAACACTTAGAACATACGGTGATACCGATAAGAGAAAGAGTGTAAGTGAAACATGGAATAATGTTAATTTAGACCCATCATCTCCTAGATATATTGCTAGAGTAATCGGTGACAGATATTTTGAAACTGATGCAAATGGTAAAATTACCGAATATGGTGATTACACAAACAAATCACTTCATATAAGAGTTGAAGTTGCTAAAGAAGGTTCATTCCCTATTTCAGCAGCACCATTTGGACATGCGGCATATGAATTACCAATCAAAACTACTGCAAGTGATAGTTTAATACCTGCAGTTACATATACAGACTGGTTCTGCTAATAACACATCATCATCTCCAGTTTATTTCTCTGGATTTGATTATGAAACAACTGGTGTTGTTATTGATAACACTCAATATTTAAAACCAATTCCTAAAAATGCAACAAATGGTGCAAATACATTGTTTGCATTTGATTCGCAATTAACTTATAAGATGACCGGTTCAGCAGCTGTTGATATGGTTAAAAGACAATTTTTAGTAGCATTCCAGGGTGGATTTGATGGTGTTAATCCAACAATTCCTATTGCTAAAGCTGGTGATAAAGACCTAAATGGTAATGATATATGGGGTGCATCTAATAACCAAGGCTTCAATTGTGGAGCATCAACTACATCTGGTTCAATCGGATATACTAAAAGCAATCAACGCTTTATCTAATCCTGATGAATATGATATTAATTTAGTTGCGGCACCTGGTATTAATAGAGAATTACATCCTGCAATCACACAAAGAATAATTGATATGTGTGAAGATAGACAAGATTGTTTCTATATTGCTGATTTTACTGATTATGATTCATCAATAACAACCGCAACTGAACAAGCAAACGCAGTTGATTCAAACTACGCAGCTTGTTACTATCCTTGGTTAAAAACAATTGATGTTAATACCAATAAAATGACAACTGTTCCACCATCAGTATTATTACCTGCAGTATTTGCAAGTAGTGATAGATTATCTGCAGAATGGTTTGCACCTGCTGGTTTGAATAGAGGTGGTATTATCGGTGCTGTGAGTGTATTGAATAGACTTACACACGCTGAAAGAGATACTCTATATGAGAACAAAGTAAACCCAATCGCTTCATTCCCTGGACAAGGTATTGTAGCATTTGGACAAAAAACATTGCAAGATAAAGCATCGGCATTAGATAGAATCAACGTAAGAAGATTATTGATTGCTGTGAAGAAATTTATTGCATCTACATCTAGATATTTAGTATTTGAACAAAATACTTCTGAAACGAGAAGCAGATTTATCAATACTGTAACTCCTTATTTGGAATCAATTCAACAAAGACAAGGCTTATACGCTTTCAACGTTGTAATGGATGACACAAATAACACACCGGATGTAATTGATAGAAACATATTAGCAGGAGCTATCTTCCTTCAACCAACTAAGACCGCGGAATTCATCGTAATTGATTTCAACATCTTACCAACTGGAGCAAGTTTCTCAGCATAATATTGGAAAGCAGTAAATTGAATATTTATTAATATAAATTAAAAGGAAAGAAAAATGGCAGATGATTTAATATTATCGTATGATAAAATGACTTTCGCTCAGTTTGAGCCAAAGATGAAGAATCGTTACTATATGGAAATGGCAGATACTGGCATTCCAGCATATATGGTAAAGGCGGCAAATAGACCAGAAATTCAGTTTCAAACTGTAAAGATTGACCACATTAACGTTTATAGAAAACTTAAAGGTAAAGGTGAGTGGCAAGATTTAACTATCACACTTTATGACCCAATTGTACCATCAGCAGCACAATATGTAATGGAGTGGGTACGTTTATCACATGAATCTATTACCGGTAGAGATGGATACGCTGAATTCTATAAGAAAAATCTTAACTTCTATATGTTAGGACCTGTTGGTGATAAAATTGAAAAATGGACTATTATGGGTGCATTCATTTCAAGAGCGGCGTTTGGTGAACTTGATTTCTCAAGCGAAAACGAACCTGCAACAATTGAATTAACTCTTACATACGATTACGCTATATTAGAATACTAATAACCAATTTAGATATAATAAAGGGATACTCAAAAGGTATCCCTTTTTTTATTTCAAATTTTTTAAATTTATGTATTTATATATACAAACAAAATAAAACACAAAGTTATGAGTGAAAAGCAATTTGATTTTCCTACACAGGTATTGGAACTTCCATCAAAAGGAAAACTTTACCCAAAAAACAACCCATTATCCTCTGGTAATATTACAATAAAGTATATGACGGCAAAGGAAGAGGATATTCTTTCATCTGCAAATTTAATTAAAAAAGGTATTGTTTTAGATAAACTTTTTGAATCAATTATAGTAGATGATGTTAATATTGATGATATTTTAATCGGTGATAAAAACGCAATTGTTCTTGCAACAAGACTTTTGGGATATGGGCCAAATTACAAAATATCGTTTTATTCTAATAAACTTGGCAAAACGATTGAAGCAACTGTAGATTTATCTGAAAT